TCTTCTTCAGGAATATGATAGGTTAAACTTATTCCCGGAATATCTTCTTCAGTGAATGTTTTTGCATAATCCACAGCACGACGAAACAAATCTATGTCCATTTGTCTTATGTATTCTGCAAACTTATCCGTGAAGGATAAATAGGCTTCAGCAAGTTTTTGTGATTGTTCTGGATCTAGATCCTCTTCGTTTATTTCTTCCATTTCATCATCAAAATTATCTTTATTTTCAGACATCGCATTTTCTCCATTGTGTAATCTTAAACAAACAAAAAGGACCGCTACAAGTATTTTCTAGAATGATCTTCTTGATTTGATTTGGTGTATATCCTGCCAATATCATTTCGTTTACATCTTTATATTTTATTTTTTCTGGCCATACACAAACATTTTTCTTGTCATTGCAAATGTCCAACATCGTCTTCACTACTTCTTTGTTTCTTGGCTCATTATCTAGGACATAAATCAATTTTCTACCCAGAAGAAATTCAGGAATTTTTGACCAATTTCCCATGCCAAGAGTTGCAACAGAATTTGGAATGAACATGGAATCAATAGGACCTTCGAACACAAATACTTCTCCATCTTTTAGATCGCTCATTCCAAACCAAGCATTCTTCTCAAGTAGATGTTGAGTAATGTATTTTATGCTTGAATTTGTAAGACTTCTTCCTTGATATGAAACTAGATCTCCGATTTCATCATAGACTGGAATGAATAATCTAGGATCATTTTCTTCTAATTTGCTGGATATGTTTGTTGGAAATTTTTCTGCATAAAGAAGAATTTCATGATATTTTTCTGGTATTCTTCTTTTCAGAACATATTTCTTGCAAACATGATCATCATCAAGAGATGCAACTGTGGGAAAATCAAAAGCCTTGTTTAGTTTTTGTTTTGTTTCAAACTTGATTTCTATCTTTGGCTTCTTGTAATTGCTATTTCCATTTTCTCCGTTCTTCCATCTCTCAAGAGCATATTCTCTGCAATATGCCGGAGAAATCTTTTCTAGAAAATTATATAGATTCGTTCCATAATTGCAATTATGACATCTATAAAAGAAATCATTTCCTTTTAGATAAAAATATCCTCTTGCCTTCACCTTGCTTCTGGAAGAATCTCCACACATGGGACACCTGCAATTTGCCAGACTGTCCTTTTTCCACTTGAATTTTTCCAAAGAAGAAGATACAAGATTGATATATTTTTTATCAATGTAAATTGACATTAGACTTTTCTTTTTCTAGAAGTTCCTTGTATAATTTCAACACCATGGCTTCAAATATTTCTGGTTCCATGTTTATGTTTTTTGACTTTATTGTTTTTCGTGCTTCCATCATCAATTGTTTTCTACGGTCATCCGAAATGTCATTCATGGTTGATCCTTGTTGTTGAGAATAGAATTGGCCCAATTTTGCCATTCATTCAACTCAAAATCACGAATATTTGGAATGGCTTGCAACTTCCTATACCATTCCTCGTTTTGATTCAGGCGAATTGCTTCATCGGAACTATGAATCACATTGCTCATGCAAACTCCTTCTTCTTTGAAAACTTGGTGTCGAAGCGGGTCAGACCTTCCAACCCGATGTCGTCTTCTTCACCTGTTCCTACAAGACCTTCTTGCTCGGAATCATCGACATCAAACAGTTTCATTTTTCCTCTGTTGACGCCGATGATGAATTTGCGATTTGATGCCAGATCATTATAACGATTCTTTAGTTGCTTTACTAGGAAATAATTCTTTTTTTCAAGTTCTTCGGTTGAAATCAATGCAAACATGAAATCTACCGTTGCAGGAAGACCAAAACTTTCTGATGTATTTTCAAGCCCCATGTCACTATTGTTGAACCCTTGTCTGTTCGTCTGTGTTGCAGTAAATATAGGAATATTATTTTCAACTGCCAATCCGCGAATTTCTTCTGCTATACCCTTGATATATGTATAGGAATTGACTGCTGATGACTTATATCTAGCAGAAGAACAGATGTTTAGATAATCGATGAAGATGACATCTGGAATGAATTTCAACTTCAACTTGAGTTCATGCAACAAATGCCTAAAATGATTTACATGTGCCGATGCAGTAGGATATTCCTTGATGATCAACTTTCCAGTAACACCTTGAGTAGATTGGACCAACTTCTTGGCATACATTGCTTTTGGCAATTTCTTCAATTCATCAATGGTGATGTCCATGATGTTTGCGTCGATTCTTTCTGCAATTCTTTCCTCTGCCATCTCACATGTGATATAGAGAACATTCTTGTTTTGCAAGAGGCAATTTGTAGCATGATGACATAGAAACAAGGATTTTCCAACTCCAGTTCCTGCAATGATGCAATTTAGAGTCTTTTGAGGAACTCCACCGTTCGTAATATTATTGAAATAATCCAAATCGAACGGTATTTTTTGTTCTGATTTATGATAAAAATCATATCGTTTTTCTGCATCTTTTAAGTAATCATGTCCCACATTCACATCAAAACAAACAGAAAGTGCTTCGCTCAGTATGGATGGCAAAGCATCAACAGTCTTGTTGTTGTTTTTTCCATCAATGATATGAATGGATTCCAATACAGCATTATAGATTGCCTTGTCCTTGCAGAATTTTTCCGTCTGATCAACCAACCATTCTTCGTTTTTATTTGGCTTGTCTTCAAGACTAGACACATACTTCACGCATGAATCATAATCAGTCTGGGTTAGTTTGTTGCTTGCAGAAAAACCAACGATCAACGAATCCTTGTTTGGTAGTTTGTTGTATTCGTTTACATGTAATAGAATATTTCTTACGATGATCTTTTCTGTCGAATCAAGAAAATATTCTTCCTTGAGAAAAGGAAGAACCTTCCTGCAATATTGTTCATTGCAGCAAAGGTTTTCAATGATTAGATTTTCTATGGATTTAGTATCCAAGGTTCTCCCTTCTTGGGTTTAGCCTTCATCTTCGTTTGATTCGTCTGAACCTTTGCCATAAAGGAACTCTTTTTGTACCGCTTCTTCCAATTTATTCAAAATATCTTCGGTGAAGTATTTTTCGGGTTCTTCGTTGATGTTTTTTTCCCATACCGTCGTGCCATCGGGCAACTCGACGCGGGTGGACACCTTCTTGAATATACCATATTTCAAGGCAATGTCAAGGAGTCCGTAGTACCGATCTAGGCCCGAATCGTATTTCAAAAGAACATCAACCATTTTGTTTTCCTTGGTGAATCTTCCTTTGAAGAGTTTGCAATGAATGATGTTTCCTATTACTTCGTTTCCTATCTTTTCCTTCTTCTTGGAGAGATATACGATTATGCTTGCTGCATATTTCAGTCCCCCTCCACCGCCCATTTCCTTCATTGGGACATATGCACCGACAACATCATATGTGTGATTTGTTATAAGCATTGGAACTTTTGCTTTTCCTAGTTTTATCGTAAGAACTCTGAATATTGACTTGACTACTTGAGCGCGAGTCATGTCTCTTACATTTTTTCCTTCGCTTGTGTCTCCCATTTCCTTTTCTGTTGATAACATACCAAGTGAATCAAGGACAATCATCATTGGTTTTCGGTCTTTTTCTGGCATTTCCATATATTTGTCCACGATTGAAATTGCTTGTTTTCTGAAATCTTCAACCGTAGCAACAGGAAATACTGCAACTCTTGAAGGATCTACTCCTCTGCTTCTGAACATTTCACTAGTAATCGCTTGTTCTGTATCAAAATACAAGACTACAGATCCTGGTTTTTGTTCAAGAAAACTCTTTACTATTCCTATGCTGAAATAAGTCTTTCCTGTTGCAGATTCTCCAGCAAGAGCAACTATCTTGTTGTCTGGTATTCCTCCCCTAATACTTCCAGACAACAGAGCATTGAAAATGTAACTACCAGAATCGACATAATCTTTTACGTCGCTTGCATCCAAACCATCCTCTACTATAGATGCAAATTCATTTCCAGAATTTTTAATCACTTGTTTCAAAAAATCCATAATATCTCCTATTCAAATAAAGATTCAAGTGTCGCTCGCTTTTCAATCTTCCAATTTATGCAATCCGTGATCGTCTTCAAAGGATCAAGAAAACTTTTTTCAAATTGCAGATCGAAGTCCACACTATTATGTAGATTGAACTCAGCAGGAAGCACCTGAGAAAATGATATGACTTTTGATCCAGACAAATTTGGCTCTTTCAGATATATGAACTTGACTTTTTCTCCATCCCTGATCAAGTTGTACTTCTTGGTCAATTTCATGGTTCTTATAAGATTATTATAAATCAATGCTCCCTTAACTGCAATAGGAGTTGATTTTTTGAATATCGTGGAGGAATCATAATATTTATTTACGTCATTGCATGATCTAGGAAAAGCAATTTCCTCAATAGGCAATGAACTGAATTCCTGCTTGAATTTCTGAATATAATCAATCAATTCTTGCTCGTCTTTGTTTAGGATGATCTCAATGCATTTTCTCAATGCAGAACGAACTGATTGTGGAGTAGATGACCTTACTACTTCGATTCCCATGACCTTCGTTTCTGGAACAGAAAGAAGAACATTATCTTCTCCCATGAAGATGTTCAGCATATATCTCTTCTTTGCAGTCCATACTCCCTTGTTTGCAATTCCTTCTCTTTTCATGTGGAGTTTTTGAACCGGACAGTTCAAGTAATTCTTTAGTTCCTCATATTGCTTTTCAATGTATGGAGTAAGAATCTCGTTACAGAACTTGTCGAGTCTCTTGACTATCTTCTGATTATCCAGACCATTCATGTGCTTTTGTACTATGTTATCCAAGCAAATATAGACTGAATCAGTATCCGAAGCGACTATGTAATCCGCTTCATTCGTTTGTGCCATCTTGTTCAGAAATTCATTCAGTTTTCTTTCGATCCAACGAATCACAAGTTGACCAGAAAGAGTGATCGCCTCTGCCAAATCAATGTCAAAATGTCGGAAATATTGATTTCCTACGGTGCCGAATGCTGAATTTAGATTGATCTTTCTTACCAATTGAAAATTGTGATATTTTGATATGTCAAGTTTCAGTTGTTCTTTTTCCTTCTCGGAAAGAACATCATTTTCCTCCTTGAGTCTTGCCTTGCACTCAAGAAGTTTCTTCTTGTACATCTTTCTTTCTTCATACATCTTCTCCATGAGTTCAGCAAGAAATCCTTGCTTCTTCGTGCTGAAGAATATTCCATTTGCTGCCATGCAAGAGTCTCTCTTTTTTCCTGATGCAACAAGTCTTTCTATCTCTGAATCCTTTTCAAGAATCTTATCGACAGAAACCCTGTCGTTTGCATGAAAGTCCATCTTTGTTTCTGGAGAAATGTTGAATAGTTGAATCAAAGACGGATAAAGAGAATCAAGATCGAAACTGACGATCCACTTGTGCATTCCTAGAATTGGTTCCTTTACATATGCACCAGTGAATTGAGTGTTCTTGTTGTTTTCATTCACTCTCCTTTGAGGAATCACGATGTGCTTCTTCATCAAATGATAATAGATGATGCTGTCCCACATCCTGACTTGAGAGAACACATCACCAAAATTTACCTTTGATGAATAAGCAAGATCCACTGCCAATTGAAGAAGTTTCATCTTCTTCTCCAATTTCTCCACAAGAATTACGTCGTGATAATTATATTGAATGAACTTGTTGAAGTCCTTCTTGTACAAGTCCTGTATCGTGTTGAATCCTTCAAATGTTGCCTTTTTTTCTCCTAGTTCCACCGTAGCAATATGATCCAGTCTATATGATTCTCTGTTCACGAAGGTGAACTTCTTGTAGAGGTCATAATAATCAAGAATGGAAATACCACAAATTTCATATGCAATATTTTCCTTGTTCATCACCACCACTTTGCGCGACTTGATGTAGTCCCAAGGAGAAATTTGATTTGTTTCCTTCTCTCCCAACAATTTGATGGATCTGTTTATCAGATATGGAATGTCGAACAGATTTACGTTCCATCCTGTGATGATGTCGAAATCCATTCTTCTCCACCAAAAAATGAATTCGGTCAACATTTCAGATTCGGAAGAATGACTGCTGACGAAATGTCTATCGTTCACTGGACTTGCACTTTCGGTGCAAAAAGTAACAGTATCGTGTTGCATCTTGCACCATGGCATTCTTACCGTGATGGCATTGATTTTTTGATCGCTATTTTCCACGGACGGAAATCCATTTTCACATTCAGTTTCGATGTCCAAATATGCAATTCTCAGATTGTCGGCATTCAATTCACAATCTTCGTGACCTTCCAAAAAATTATATGCAAAATTGTCATTTCCATAAAGATTGACTCCCTCAACATCCTTGTATTGTTCGATGAATTCCTTGCAATCTTTGATTGTAGGAAAGTCCATCAATTCAAGATTTTTTCCTTCCAATGACTTCCACTGAGACTCATTTTTTGTCTCTATGAAAATCACCGGAGAATAGGAAATGGAATCTTGAACTCGGTTCAGATTAGAGTCATATCCTCTGTAAAGAATCTTGTTTCCTTTACAGAGGACATTCGTATAGATTTTTTGCATGTTCAATCTTTGAGAAGAATCTGACTTGAGGATATGGTGTATGTAAATTCAGTTGGCTCTTTGATTTGTTTTGATTCTCGTTGTTTGGTGTATCCATATAATAGCACGGAGTAGTTGATGATGTCAACTATCGCGTCCTTATAACTTTCATTTTCAACCTTAAGTTGACCACAAGAAACAAATGTCGAAAGTCTTGACAACTTGTCCACCATTCTTACAAGAATTCCTTGTTCAGTCTTGCAGATGCCCATTCCTTCACATCTTTCGAAATTTGCAAAAGGTTGAGTTCCTTGATCACCTGCGTAATCATGATTCTTTACCTTCATTAATTCCAGAGCATCATTGCACAATTCCTTGTGCAGAATCAAAAGTTCATCTCTATTCATGATTTAAACTCCTGTGGAACCAAATCCACCCATTCTATCGCTTGTTTGTTTTGGTTTGATTTTGGTTTCTGAGAAAAACATTGTATCCATTTCGTGCATGTTGGGAACCATTTCTCCTTGAACGATTCTATCTCCATTATAGATTCTCTGTTGTACATTTGTCAAGTTAATCATGCAAAGAAATAATTGTTGATTATAATCACAGTCAATTATTCCTTCTTGATTTGCTAGAACTATTCCTCTCTTTACTGCTAGTCCAGATCTAGAATGTACTCTCATGGAATACATGCAATCAAAGGAAAATATCAGTCCAGTTGGAATTATTACTCTTTCAAAGCAATTTATTTTTATAAAATGTTTTTGAGAAGAATCATCATAGAATAATTCTTTTTCTACATTTACATTTTCATTCGTATATGATAATATCTGCTCTTTATTTGAAATAAAGGCAGATATATCAAAACACGCTGAATATTTTGTTTGAAATTTGACTTCATGTACATCATCATGCATCTTGTAAAATTCAATCACATTATATACACTCATTTATTATCCTTCAGTAGATGGCGTAGAATCGGTGGGAGGAACATATTGATTAATTGTGGCAAGATTTTGTGCAGCTGCAGCAAGTTGCTGTGCCTTTATGTTCAATCCTGCAATCAAAAGATCATCAAGTTCTGTTCTTCCTCTTTCAGTGAATATACCACCAAGTCTATTTACTCTTGTTTCTATATTATTTAGTTCTTTTAATATGCTCAAATATTGTTCAATCGTTTCCATTAGACTCTCCTATATTATGTAAATGTACCTTCTGCTCCCGGAATATATTCTATCTGAAGAACCAAATCTGCAGGTGTAGTTCCAGTTGAT